TATCCGCACATATAAGTTGATATAATCCGCCTTCAGAGTGATTAATACACTAACGAAAAAACAAGGAAGCCGGAAGGCAGGAGGACAAAGCCATGACAGACTACAACAGGATCTTCGGATTTAAGGAATTCAGCGGAAGCGCCACAAAAAGACAGCTCAGGAAGAACGCAGAATGGACCGAGGAGTACAAAGACTATACGATCTCCTTTGGAAAGGCTTTTCACGAGGACGGCAACGCCTGGTGGGAAGTTCAAGTCTGGAAGAACGAGGGAAACAGATGCTTTGGAGTATTCACAATGACATCGCCCTGTGCGACAGACGGCGAGGCAATGAGAATGGAAAGGGCCTGGGCAAAAGAAAACATTGACAGGCTTGAGGCTTAAGGCTTCATGACCGGCACCTGCGAAAGCGGGTGCTTTTTTGATGGAGGAAACAGATGAGTGTATTTTCAAAACTTTTCAAATCAAGAGACAAGCCTCAGGATTCAACGAACGGCTCTGGCTACCGCTACTACTTCGGCGGCACGACTTCCGGTAATACGGTAACGGAACGGTCCGCCATGCAGATCTCCGCGGTCTATGCCTGTGTGAGGGTCCTCTCGGAGGCGGTCGCAAGCCTGCCGCTTCACCTTTATGAGTACACTGACGAAGGCAGCAAGGTCAAAGCGGTAAAACATCCGCTCTATCGTCTCCTGCATGATGAGCCGAATCCCGAGATGACTTCCTACATCTTCCGGGAGACCATGATGACACACCTTCTCCTGTGGGGAAACGCCTACGCCCAGATCATACGGAACGGTCGCGGCGAGGTCGTAGGGCTTTACCCTCTGATGGCAAACAGGATGCGTGTCGACCGCGATGAGAACGGACAGATCTACTATGAATATCAGATGAGCACATCAGACGCCCCGACCATGAAGACCGGGACGGTCGTGCTGTCCCCCTCTGACGTGCTCCACGTGCCGGGACTCGGTTTTGACGGACTGGTCGGCTACTCGCCGATCGCGATGGCGAAGAACTCCATCGGCATGGCGATGGCGACCGAGGAATACGGGGCGTCCTTCTTCAAGAATGGTGCGAATCCGTCCGGCGTCCTATCCATGCCGGGAACGGTAAAGGATCCTGAGAAGATCCGCTCCTCGTGGGAGGCGGGCTTTGGAGGAAGCCACAGGGCGAACAAGGTCGCTATCTTAGAGGAAGGCATGACTTATACCCCGATCTCCATCTCGCCGGAACAGGCGCAGTTTCTGGAGACCAGGAAGTTCCAGCTTGATGAGATTGCGAGGATCTTTCGAATCCCTCCCCACCTCATTGGAGACCTCGAACACGCCACCTTCAGTAACATTGAGGAGCAGTCCCTTGAGTTCGTGACTTACACCTTAGAGCCGTGGCTCGTCCGCTGGGAGCAGTCGATGCAGAGGTCGCTTCTCCTGCCACAGGAGAAAGAGAACTACTTCATCCGCTTTAACGTTGACGGCCTCCTCCGAGGCGACTACGGAAGCCGGATGAGCGGATATGCGACCGGCATCCAGAACGGCATCTACTCGATCAACGATGTCCGGGAGCTTGAAAACATGGATCTGCTTTCCGATGAGGAAGGCGGCAACCTCCATGTCTTAAACGGAAATGTCGTGAAGCTTGCCGATGCAGGATCAGCGTATGCAAAATCCGGGGAACAGAATGAGCCGGACAAACCGCCGGAGGATGAAACGAAAAACATGAAATCAGGAAGGAGAAGGAAATGAATAAATTCTGGAAATGGGTGCGTAACAAAGCGCCGGATCCGGACGAACCGGACAAGATGATGGAAACAAGAACCCTGTTTTTAAATGGAACGATAGCCGAGGAGAGCTGGTTTGACGATGAAGTCACACCGGCTCTTTTCCGTTCTGATCTGGAGAATGGCACAGGAGATGTCACCGTCTGGGTGAACAGCCCCGGAGGCGACTGCTTCGCGGCGGCTCAGATCTACAACATGCTCCGCGATTACAAGGGAAAAGTAACGGTAAAGATTGACGGGCTTGCGGCATCAGCTGCATCCGTGATCGCGATGGCAGGTGATGAGGTACTGGTATCTCCGGTCTCCATGATCATGATCCATAACCCCTCGACTATTGCCATGGGCGATACAGCAGAGATGCAGAAAGCAATCGAGATGCTCTCCGGGGTAAAGGATTCCATCATCAACGCCTATCAGGAAAAAACAGGTCTTTCCAGAAACAAGCTTTCTAAGCTTATGGACGAGGAGACCTGGATGGATGCCGGAAAAGCAGTCGAACTTCATTTTGCGGACGGAGTAATTGAGCGTGATGACCTTTATGGCAATAAGGCAGTCTCTGTTCCCGATGGGGATGCCCCAGACGAAGAAACCGATGCGGATAAGGATTCTGATAAGGATAACTCCGACAAGGATTCCGATGAGAAGAAGCAGTCTAAGGAAGATCAGCTTTCCGGTATGCTCTTCTCCCGTTACCAGGTCGCAACTGCAATTAACAGGAAGCTATGCGATTACGCAAAACATCACCCTGTAAAGAAGGAATCCCACTCTTTACAGGTGAATGATACCACTCATTTATACAGGGTCGCTGATCTTGAAAAAAGGCTCGACCTCATGAAACAGTTCATTTAAGGAGGACTAAGACATGAATACACAGGATCTTATGGACAAGAGAGCAAAGGCATGGGAAGCTGCAAAGGCCTTCCTTGACGCTCACAGAAACGAAAACGGACTCCTCTCCGCTGAGGACGGCGAAACCTATGACCGAATGGAAAAGGAGATCACCGATTACACCAAAGAGATCGACCGCCTGAACCGTCAGGCAGCGATCGAGGAGCAGATGGGAAGACCGACTGCAACTCCTCTCACAGGAAAGCCGGGCGCAGGTGTAAAGGACGAGCCGGAAAGAAAAGGCCGCGCTTCCCACGCTTACGCAAAGGCAATGGTAGCTGCCATGAGGACAGGCTTCCACCAGGTATCGGACATCCTGCAGGAAGGCTCTGACGCGGACGGAGGCTACCTCGTTCCTGCTGAGTGGGACAGCCGTCTTATCGATTCCCTGACCGAGAACAACATCATGCGCTCGCTCGGCACCACGATCACGACCGCCGGGGAGCATAAGATCAACATCGCAGCCACAAAGCCCGCTGCTGCATGGATTGAGGAAGGCGGTGCGCTTCAGTTCTCTGACGCAACCTTCTCCCAGATCATCCTCGATGCGCACAAGCTCCATGTGGCAATCAAGGTGACCGAGGAGCTGCTCTATGACAGCGCCTTTAACCTTGAGAACTACATCACCGACCAGTTTGGAAAGGCTCTCGCTAATGCCGAGGAGGACGCCTTCTTAAACGGGGACGGCTCCGGCAAACCTACCGGACTCTTCCATGAGACCAAGGGCGGCCAGACCGGCATCACCCTTTCTGCGACAAAGATCGCAAGCGATGACGTGCTCTCTCTTATCTATAAGCTGAAAAGGCCTTACCGCCAGAACGCATCGTTTATCATGAACGACCAGACGCTCTCAGAGATCAGGAAGCTTAAGGACAACAACGGAGCCTACATCTGGCAGCCGTCCTATCAGGCAGGCGAGCCGGACAGACTCTGCGGATATACGATCCATACCTCCGCATACGCACCGACTCTCGAGGCGGGCAAGCCTGTGATGGCGTTCGGCGACTTCTCCTATTACAACATCGGGGACAGGGGCACCCGCTCCCTGCAGCAGCTCCGTGAGCTTTTTGCGGGAAACGGCATGATCGGCTATGTAGCCAAGGAGCGTGTGGACGGAGTCCTGGTACTCCCGGAGGCAGTCCAGATCATGAAGGCAGGCGGCACCGCAGCAAAGCCGTGACACGAGGAGGTGACAGACCATGCTGACGCTGGATGAGGTGAAGCAGTACTTAAGGGTGGACAGTTCCGAGGAGGACGCACTGATTGAAGGTCTCATAAAGACCGCTGACTCCCTCGTCCGGGATGTCGGCAGGACGGAACCGGACGGTGATGTGCCGGAAACCTCCAAGGCGGTGATGATGGCTGCGGAGCTTTATACGGTTGCTTACCTTTACGAGCACAGGGAGGAGGCGGACCACCATGGTCTGATCCTCACTCTCCGTGCTCTTTTGTTTGGGATCAGGGAGGAAAAATTCTGATGCGTATCGCTGATTTAAATCTCCGGATCACTTTCCAGAAGCTATCTGTGGAAACGGATAAATACGGCAACCACACGAACGCTTACAGGGATTTTTTCTCCTGCTATGCGACAGCATCCGGTTCCGGAAACGAGATCACGGAAGCGGGTGTTACCACACCGAAGGAGACAATCGACTTTACCGTCCGCTGGTACAAGGCGCTTGACGCAGTCACTTCGGACGGCTTTCGGATTACCGCAGGAAACAAGATCTACAACATCCTCTACGTAAACCCGATGGGAAACCACAGGAAGTGCATGAAATTCCACTGTGAAAGGATGCGGAAATGAATGAAAAGATAAAGCCGGAACAGCTATCTGACGCCATCATGGAAGGCCTTGAGGAATACAAGAACCTCTCTACGGATGCCATGAAGGAGGCCGTGGAGAAAACGGCGAAGAATGTAAAGAAAGAGATACAGGGCAAGGCCCCTGTCCGAACGGGAAAATACAAGAAGTCATGGAAGGTGACAAAGACCGATGAGAACGCCGAGAAGCTCGTGATGACTGTCCATGCCGGGAGGTATCAGCTGACCCATCTTCTGGAGCATGGCCATGCCAAGCGTGGCGGAGGCAGGGTCGCTGCCATCCCTCACATCGCCCCTGCGGAAGCAGACGGCGTAAAGGAACTTGAGGATGAGATCACGGATGCTTTGGAGAAAGGAGGAGGTTCATGACCTACGATGAAATCGTAACGATGCTTGAGGAAGCAAA